TTGATTGAATACCGCACTGCCAACGGATTGGTAAGCAACGGTGAAGCGATTTTGAAACTGGTTGAAGAAGCAGTTGATAGGAAGTGTCCACATGAACTTATCTGAGTTACCCGTACACCGTATCAAGCGCGTCATGTCTGAAGAAGATGCAACCGCGCTGGTAGGTACTGTTGTTCCCGATTATGAACCAAATTGCACTGAGGCTGGGATCTGGATTGACGACGATACCGAAGAAGTCATTTTTGTTTACTTTCCAATGGAGCAAGAGGTTGAACTGCTGAGAGCGTCTGTGTTGAACATCAACTACGGCACGACAATCCGACAATCAACAGGCTTGAAAAACCAATCACGCACCTTTGGCATGGCACCACGCAAGATCTTTCAGAAGCGAGAGAGTTGCAGAGCAACCTCATTGGCGCATGAACAACCAAATGAACACGCAGTGCTGATTGCGTTTGCCGAGAAGTTTGCGCAGATGTACAAAGAGTTTGCGCCTGATCTTTACGCAGCAGACGCCAAAGCGCTTGCAGACAACAACGTGGCTGATGAGTGGCGCATGACTGATGACGCACTGTGGACGTCTGGAGTTGTCAATAAAGCCTCAACCCTGCCTTACCACCGTGACGGTTTCAACTTTGCCACTTGGTCAGCAATGCCAGTGATCCGCAGAAAGATGAAGGGTGGCTACCTGACGCTACCTGAATACAATTTCACCTGTTCATGTCGCGACGGCTGGGTGACATTCTTTGCAGGATACAAGTACGTGCATGGCGTGACACCAATGACGCCTAGCGCCAAAGACTCATACCGCTATTCAATTGTTTACTACGCGTTGCGTGGCATGAAAGATTGCTTCACGTTTGCAGTAGAGACAGCCAAAGCACGTGAGAGCAGAACAAACCGTGAGGACAACATGGCAAAAGCGCTGAAAGGCGAAATACCTATGCCTCAGATTGGCGGCAAGAGTAAGTGAGCCTTTGGGCTGATTACACTCAATTCCACGAAGCGCAGACTCAATCGCGTGACATGGATCCTGCGTACCCAGTATTGAAATGGTTTGCTGACTCAATGAACCGTGAAAGCGGATTGTGGCTGACATTTTTGTTTGTTGGTTATTACCACATGGGATCAGCGCTCAAAGCGTTCAGCCTGTATCCAACATTGACTGTTCCAGATGAAGCAACCTTGAAATTGCCTATTGCTCAACCGCGCAGATCTCACAGAGCAACATTGCGGTTTGCGCAACACCTTGACTCACTGTGCGCCAAAGCAGAGCAACACGGTGGCTTGGGGGCTTGGTTGGATAGTGCAAGCACGTCTGAGGATCCGCTAACAAATTGGAAAACACTTAACGATGAATTGACAACGGTGTACGGCAATGGGCGCTGGGCTGCATACAAAACAGCAGAGATCTTGATGAAGTCTCACGGGTTCAACCTTGCAGCACCCGACATGGGCAACGCTAATTCAAGTGGACCACGCAAGGGACTGGGCTTGTTCTTTCCTGGACTACCGCAAGGCAACTCACCCGCTGAGATTGCATACCTAGATGAACTGAGCCTGAAGGTGGTTGAAAACCTCACAGGCAAAACCTCACAAGTAAGCATTGAAACGGCTGAAACCTCACTGTGCGATTTCTACGCGCTGAACAAGGGACGCTACTATGTTGGTATTGACATTGATGAAATGCAGGAACAGTTGTTGCGTGTTCAATCGGATCTAACTGCCTTGGCGTTCAAAGCGCGATACGAGACACTGCCACACGCATACTTGGGTGAATTGAACGGCTGGAAAGGCATAGACAAAAACCGCAAATCAATTTACCGCGACACAAAGCAGATTGCACTGAGATGAAACTAATTGTTATTGGCGCTGGCATTGCAGGATCTTCAACCACGCGTATTGCACGTGATAAAGGCTGGGACGTAACGCTGATTGACCACGCGCCTGAGCAGTCTGCGTCAAGATCTGCCCTTGCCACGATACGCTCAACATGGTTCGACAAATCTGAGCGTGATGACCTTGAAAGATCTTGGGAGTGGTACAGCGCTTGGGGTGCAGCAGGATCCAGAGAAGCGTATGTATCAAATTGGCGCAACCGAGAAGTAAACAAACAAAAGGATTGGTGGCTGGTAGATCCGATTACGCCATTGGTTGCACCAGATCTCATTGAGCGCGTTGTTGGCGTCTATCCAAACTACGTCACAACTGACTCAGGACAAATCATTGAGGGCGACGCTATTTTGAATTGCACAGGCGCATACGGGGCAGATCTATCACGTGACGTGACATTGTTTGCGGGTGTCACCTGGATCTCGCACAACGCTGAATTAGATTATTTACCGTACCGCGTTCATCACCTACGACCATACAAATCACTCTCAGCAGCACAAATCAACGGCGTTACCCGTGTCGGATCTTCAATTGCTGCAACCGCTGACAAGGCAATAGATGACGCAAAAGAGATGTTGATGACGGCGCTTGCATTGGGGATAGTCAAATCAGGCGATTGGGAAATGTCGTTAGGCTGGAGAGCAAAGGGCAAAGGCGGCATACCGATTTACCCAGAGTTAGGTCAGCGCAACGCTTATTTCTCAGGATTAGCCAGAAGCGGGTACGGGCTATCGCCTGCTATCGCTGAGAAGTGGATTGATAGTTTGCGTTAATTACAAACAACAGTTAGATTACGGCTACTGGCAGGCAACCGCCTGTTGAGTGCTGGACAACACCTCTATTCAATCTGAGTAGGGGTTTTGTTCGATAGAGGGGGCAAAAATGAAGATCATTTACTTGATAGGCGCGCCAGGATCAGGCAAAACAACTTTGACAGAAGCATTTACACACGATTGGAGAGACCACGCCAAACATGAGCAACCAATCAAATTCAGAACCCACCATACCCCGTATGGCGACGCACTCTCACTTGGCTGGCTTAGACCAGCGTTTGGCGGAACAGACACGCTTGGCAATACGGCGATACTTGCGATTGAACCGTGGCTACCCAACATCGCCAAAGACTATTCAATCATCTATGGAGAAGGCGACAGACTAGCCAACTCACGTTTCTTTGATTTGTGCAAGGGCATTGGAGAGTTTCACCTGTTCTACCTGAACACTGAGCCTGCAATTTGCGCTGAACGTCGCGCGCAAAGATCCTTATTGACAGGCAAGACACAAAACCCTACTTGGGTTAAAGGCAGAGAGACTAAGCACAGAAACCTTGCAAGCACGCACAAAGCGTTTGAAATACCTTCAGGGCTAACACCTCAGGCTGGCGCGGATCTTATGCGTAATGTAATCTTTTCCTGATGAATAGGAAACATAGATGAGAAAACATGTTGGTAAGGCAAACAAACCTGCGTCTCTATTTGATTGCGATTTAAACGAGATTAATGAGTTTGCAGATTACGTAAAGACTCAGACAACCCTCAAAATAATGCGCACGATTGAAAACAAAATAATTGACCACGTGTTAGATAACTCTTGCTGGCAGTTGTGCGACTACACAGACACATTACAAGAGATAGTAAATTTACTATCAACGGAAGTTGAAGCAAAACACACATGAGAAAGACACCTAAGCCAGAGCAGATAGACAAAGAGATCAAGGTGCTTGAACTGAAGCGTTCAGGGGCTACTTGGGACGCTATTGCTGAGGTGGTTGGATACGCAAACGGTTCAGGCGCGTTTAAGGCTTACCAAAGGGCAATGGTGCGCACACAACAGCAACCCGCTGATGAACTGCGCAACATGGAAATTGATCGCCTAGACCGATTGCAGAGGGCGCATTGGTTTGACGCAATAGGTACGAAAGACGTGTTGCCCAACATCAAAGCAGGCGAGTTTGTATTGAAGTGCATTCAAGAGCGTAGCAAGTTGTTAGGACTTTACGCACCAACAAAGATCCAAGCAGAGGTGGTCACGTATGACGCAAGCGGAATTGAAGCCGACATTGAGCGAATTGCCCTTAACCTCAGAGGAATGGATCAGGGCGTCACGCTGGCGCTGGAAGCAGGAACAAGCGAGACAGGAACAACTACCGCCTGAGGGTGATTGGGCTATTTGGTTGTACATGGCTGGGCGCGGTGCAGGCAAGACACGCACTGCTGCTGAGTGGCTTGCTTGGGAAGCAATCAGCCAACCCAACACGCGCTGGGCAATAGTTGGACCAACCTACGGTGACGCAAGAGATACCTGCGCTGAGGGTGAGTCAGGCGTACTCAATGTTTTGAGACGTTACAAGGTTTTGAAGGATTGGAACAGATCGCTTGGCGAGATCCTTTTGCACAACGGATCGCAGATAAAACTATTTTCAGCAGACAAGCCTGATCGTTTCCGTGGTCCACAGCATCACGGCGCGTGGTGTGATGAGTTAGCAGCCTACCGTTACAGTGACGCGTGGGATCAGTTGCAGTTTGGTATGCGCTTGGGAGATAAACCGCGCATTGTCGTCACCACAACACCTAGACCAACAGCGCTCATCAGAGCATTGGCAGGGCGCAATGACGGATCTGTGGCAATCACTCGCGGATCTACTTTTGATAACGCCAAGAACCTTGCACCTTCAGCACTACTTGAACTTGAAGCCAGATACGCAGGCACCAGATTAGGGCGTCAGGAACTGTTTGGCGAGATTTTGGACGACGTTGAGGGCGCATTGTGGACACGTGGACTTATTGAGCGAAATAGGCTCCAGAAGGCTCCAGCGCTGGCAAGAATAGTCGTGTCTATCGATCCCGCAGTGACTAATACAAAAGATAGTGATGAGACGGGAATTGTTGTGTTGGGATCCGACGCGCAAGGACATGGATACGTGTTGGGTGATTACTCTTTCAAGGGATCTCCACTTGATTGGGCAAGCAAGGCTGTGTCAGTGTTTGACGAGTGGAAAGCAGACTCAATCCTGGTTGAAGTCAATCAAGGCGGTGACATGGTGAGTGCGGTGTTGAAGCAAATCCGATTAGGGCTACCAATCCGAGAGGTGCGAGCGCACGTGGGTAAGAGATTACGCGCTGAGCCAGTTGCAGCAATGTATGAGCAGGGACGTATCCACCACATTGGAGAGTTCGCCAAATTAGAGGATCAGATGACCGTGTGGACGCCAGAGGATCCAGACTCACCAGATCGCATTGACGCAATGGTGCAGGGGTTTGCCGATCTTTTGGGCACGCAAAACGTAATGAATTACTTTAACGCCATTGCTAACTTTTGCCCTAATTGCAATTTGCCTAACCCAAAATCTTCAGCCATGTGCTTGAAGTGTGGAAGCGCTATTATTACGCCAGCAGTCGGATAGGGGACTTTCATGGCATCGGTTTACAACGCAACTATTGATCAAGGCGCAGATTGGTTTGTTAATTTCACTTATCAAGACAGCAACGGCACACCTATCAACCTCACTGGTTATACCGCTGCAATGCAGTTACGCGCGCCTACCGATAGCCTCATTGCTTCATTATCTTTAAGCAGCCCAAGCAACGGCATAACAATCACCGCTGCAACAGGTTTGGTTGCTGTTCACGCTACTGCTGCTCAAACAGGGGCGTTGATTGACGGTATCTACGAATACGATCTTGAATTGACCTCAGGTTCAGGTGTTGTCACGCGCCTAGTTCAAGGGCAACTCACTCTTTCACCGCAGGTAACACGATGAGCGACAATGTCGTAATAGTTCAACCAAACACTTCAAACATTGTTGTCACTGAGACGACAAGCAACATTGAAGTCACTTCACCTGGTCCACAAGGCATACCTGGCGCCAACACTGCAATAGTTTCAGTAGGAACTACAACAACACTTGCCAGCGGTACACCTGCAACCGTTGCAAATGTAGGTACACCAACCGCAGCAATACTTGATTTTGGTATTCCGCAAGGCGTTCAGGGCATTCAAGGCGTTCAAGGTATTCAGGGAGCAACGGGTGCCACAGGTGCCACAGGTGCAACGGGCGCCAAAGGCGATAAAGGCGACACAGGTAACACTGGTTCAGCAGCAACAATTGCAGCAGGAACAACAACTACTTTAAGCGCAGGATCTTCAGCCACCGTTGCCAATTCAGGTTCAAGCAGTGCAGCAGTGTTCAATTTTGGCATTCCACAAGGCGTTAAAGGTGATAAAGGCGATACAGGAACGGCAGGCACTAACGGCACAAACGGCACTAACGGTGCTGCTGCCACAATTGCAGTTGGCACTACTACAACAGGGGCAGCAGGCACTTCAGCAACTGTAATCAACTCAGGAACTTCAAGCGCAGCAGTGTTTGATTTTACAATTCCACAAGGCACGCAAGGTATACAAGGCATTCAGGGTATTCAGGGTATTCAAGGTGCAACTGGAGCAACTGGAGCCACGGGTGCAACTGGCGCGACTGGCGCAACAGGACAAGGCGTACCAGTAGGCGGTACTGCTGGACAAGTATTAGCAAAGATTGACTCAACCGATTACAACACTCAATGGGTTGCACAAAGTGGTGGCGGTGGTGGCGGAATACCAGCGTTTCCATATGTTTCAGGTAGATACTACAAATCGCCTAATATTGCAGCGCAAATAAGCATTGCCTTTGGATTCAGCCAAACTTATTATTCTCCATTTTATGTATTTTCAACAAACACTTTCAACCAAATGCAAATTACAACCGCTGCTGCATTTGCAGGAAGCGGTTTTGTAAGATTAGGTATTTATAACGATACCAGCGGATTACCTAGCACCGTTCTTTTGGACGCTGGCACAGTTGCAGTTACGTCAAGCGCAACTGGTTACAATATAAACATTTCTCAACCTTTATCCGTGGGTTGGTATTGGCTTGCCTTTAACATACTTCCAACACCGCCAACAACATCTGCTTTTGTCGGTCTAGGCACAACCAGCGGATACAATTTGTATAATTTAGGTTCTACTAGCAACACGACTAATGCTTTTATGGGATACATACAAACATTTAACGCAACGACAGGTTTCACTACTGCGACAAGTTTAACTGCCAACACCGCTCAACCTGTAATTTCATTGAGAAGCGTATAATGAGATTTGTTACTTATGGGCTAGGCGGTTATGACCCTTCCAAGCCAAACGACAACATAATTGAGGTTACAGACACCCCTGAGCCTGATACGATTACCGAAGCCTGATTTACAAGGGGCGCAAACAAGGGAGATACAAGTGGGTCGCATAACAGACCGTATCGCAGAACAAATTGCAGCAGCAATTGAAAAGCGCGCACTGCCAGCAGGTGCAGTGACAATGACCGAACAAGACATGCGCAATGGATCTATTGGGCAGTCATACGGCAACAACGTGCCACTAGGGCGTGAACAGTTTAAGCCTGTTGCGTTTGGTCCAGGTGTACCGATTACTCCAGGTGCGATCAACCCACTGCGTGATGACGGGCGACCAGATCCGCGACGCTACGAATACCAAGTAGCACAGAACATCAACATCACTGAAACAAAACTTATCCCATTTAAGACATTGCGCTCAGCAGCAGATCAGATCGACATTTTGCGACGTTGCGTTGAAGTCAGCAAAAACAAACTTGTTGGATTGGAATGGGACATTGTCCTTGGTTCAGACGCGTCTGAAAAGATTGCAGCAGAGTCAGGTGGAGATCATATTCACGCAATGGCTAAGGCGCGCGCAGAGTTCACTGAGGACATTGACCGATTAAAAACATTTTGGGAAAACCCAGACCGCAGCAACGGATTGACCTTTTCAGATTGGCTGATGATTGCGGCTGAAGAAATCCTTGTCATTGACGCGTTAGCAGTATGGCCACAGATGAGCGTGGGTGGAGATCTTTACGGGTTTCAAATCCTAGACGGCTCAACTATCAAGCCAATGTTGGACGACAGAGGTATGCGACCACAAGCGCCTGACGTTGCTTACCAACAGATCCTTTACGGTTTCCCGCGCGCTGAGTTCACTGCAAACGACGATGACCCAAATGCTGACGGTGAGTTTACTGCTGACGATTTGGCGTACATGGTTCGCAACCGTCGCACAACAAGCATTTACGGCTACTCACCAGTTGAGCGCGCACTACCTTTGGCTGACATTTATCTACGTCGTCAGCAATGGATCCGCGCTGAATACACTGACGGCGTAATTCCAGATCTAATGTTCACCACGACAGCAGACTGGGGCAATAACCCTGACTTGCTACGTGCATACGAGAACATTCTCAATGATGACCTTGCGGGACAGACAGAGCAACGCAAGCGCGCACGACTATTGCCAACAGGCTTAGTGCCAGTGACCAATGACGGCTATGGCGAAAAGTTTAAAGACACGCTTGACGACTACCTTGTGAATTCAATCTGTGGACACTTTGGAGTTCAACCAAGTGAAATCGGATTTGCGCCAAAGGGCGGTTTGGGCGGTGCAGGTTTTTCAGAGGGACAAGCAGCAAACGCAGAAGCGCTTGGTATTCAGCCACTAGCAAACTGGATCAGCAAAATGCTGACCAACCTTTCATACACCTACTTGGGTATGCCGCGTGAACTTGAATTCAAACTCATGACAAGCAAGCGCATGGACGATGAAGCCAATGCCCGTAAAAACCAGATTGAGATTACCTCAGGCGGTAAGACAATCAATGAGCGTAGATCTGAAATGGGATTGCCTTTACTAGACACTCCACAAGCAGACATGCCTATTTTGGTTAGCGGTGCAGGTATGTTCTTGTTCAGCCCTGACGGATTGATCAACGCTGCTCAACTCACAACAGCCCCAGCGCTGGAAGGATCTGAAGCAACGGCAGTTGAAGAGCCTGCAAAGCCTGAAATTGAAGAAACACCAGTGACGGTTGAGACTGTCAAAGAGGTTCAAGCATTTATGAAGTGGGCAAAGAAAGGCGACAGGGGACGTGATTTTGAATTCAAAACCCTGGATCCGATTGTTGCTGACGCGCTGAACCAATGCGTGTTTGACGGGGACTTAGATACAGCAAAAGCATTGGCGAAAGCGTATCTATCATGAACCAAGGCGCACACAACGCTGATGTGCGCATAGCAACAACCAACGCTCGCAAGATCCAAGCAGCATTGAGACAAGGGATTGATGCGAAGCGGGTGCTTGCTGCATACCGTCGCACAGATCCCGCAGTGTCCAAAAACCCTGTGCAAGATCGCGCCAGAGCCAGAGCATGGGCAATGCTCAACATGCGGATCAACAATGAACCGTTGCTTGAAGTGCTGCAAAAGACTTGGGCAGACGGGTTTGTGCTGGGTGAGGCGTTTGGCGACGATCAAATTGCCAGAGCGCGTGAGGCTAAGAAAGCAGGCTCACCTGATTACGTGGATTGGGACAACTGGAGACCAGGTGACGCTGCAACGGCGACACTACTTAGACCACCCAAAGCATTTCAAGAGTTATTAGGCAGAGCGCGAGTCACAATCAAGGATCTTGACCAGACTGGGTACGA